TGTTCACTTTTGAAGATGTCTTGGTTGTATTTGATTTTTTGATAGTATGGTGAAATAATTCTTTCTTGTTGTGTTATATTATTCCATTCACACCAATCACCACATAGAGTATCACCAGATTTAAAATCCAAATTATAGTAAAAGTCCTCAGTAGACCCGTTTGTCAATGTGTATGATGAGTATCCAATGTTAGAATTAGATTTCAAATTATTACTATCCCAATATAAATTATTCCTTTCAGTGATATTAAATTGCCAACCTTCTTTTACTCCCGTTCCTTGTGTTGGTTTGTTGAAGTATCCTGAATATCCTTTGTTGATAATTGTCAAAAAGATTTCATTAAGTGGTCTTTTTTGATTGTCCAACAAATTTTCAATATTCAAATCATAGTTTGTCGTGAACGTATAGACTGATGATGCATTCTTCTGTGAAATCCTAGAAATATTATTAGGGGTTAGTGAAGAAAATTCGAATTTTTTATTTGCAGTAAATGGAACTTCTTCAAAACCTGTTTTAGTTACAACAAGATCATTAGCATTTGTAATTATCTTATGCATCTTTACGTAATAAGTTGACTTGGATTCTCCCGAGTTAGTTATATCAACTATTTTCTTAAAGGTACCCTTAGAGTTATTTACAAATGTAGTTCCAGTATATCCAACATCAGTCATATTGAAGATGTAAAGGTATGATCCAAATGTACCGTCACCTAAGGTATTAACTTGAAAGACTCTGTTACCATCATAATTTATTGATAATTCAACGTAGTCTCCAATCTGTAAGTTATGTTCCGCAATACAAACAAAAGAAATATAATTTGTTCCACCGAACTGTAATTTCTTTACCACAAAAGGTATTCCATCACCTGACAACCAATTTGAACTATTGATACCGTCTGTCCAAAACATTTCCCTTGTAAAGTTATTACTATCAGGTAGACTTAAATAATAGGACCAATTATAAGTGTATGCACTTTTGGCAACGTATGTTAAGTGTTGATCTTGTATGTTAGGTCTGAAGAACTCAAATTCATAATACTGAGGAAATCCTCTCCAAATACCACTCAACAAAGATCTTTGAGTATCAACGTAGTAAAGATTGTATAAGAATGGAATATATTCTGTCGTCCCCGTGTAAGCATTTTCATAAATTGGACTTACTTTAAAGGTAGGTCTGAAAGTTGTTGATGCTTGTCTTTCCTCGTTAAATAAAACCGCTAAGTTTACTGAGGCAACACGATCATACTCTGTTAATTCGTTTTCTTTCGCATCAAAAGATACTTGAAGACTTTGGTCTACAGTTGGTGCTGATTTAAATCTCAGTCTACTTGGTACTATCGTTGTTGGTCCCATCATTCAGTTGCAACATATTTTTTAATAAATCTGTTCATGGAAGACTTGCCTACAGATAAACCAAAGTAAAAATGATAAGGTAGTCCTACAGTGAAATATGTGTTTAAGTTTACAGGATCGTAACTCGGTGAATCACTTGTATTTTTATCACCTTCAAATTGATATGCCTCTGCCAATGTACCAGGTTGGAACAGTACGTTACTTCTATTGTAGATGTACCCTCTCATGAAATCAGCCTTTGGATTCTCACCCATGAAATAATTCGAATTAATATCAGTTCTATTGAATCTTTGATAATAGCTTTTCTGTATTGTATTTGTTTTCCACTCGTTTTTTTCTGTACCGAAAATTGAATTACTATCTTTTGTTGTCCAAGAGTAGTAAGGTATCAGTTGTGAGTTACTTCCCAAGTAATCATAAATTGCATTATTGTAGTCAACGTTATCATTCCTAATCAATCTTCTCGGAGATACTAAATCACGTGTTTGTGTTTCAGATGAGAAAAATATTCCCATAACAGGATTTTTACTTCTGTCCTGACCTACATAGAATGGATTGTTAACATTCGTACCTGATTGAGCAGTGTAGGCTTCAAAATTAAATTCTTGAACACCTAACTCAGAATTTATAGAAATCATCTGAGCATAGTCTCCATCAATTTTTGATTTAACTCTACTGAAGAAAGAATTTACTGATCCATCCCCAAGACCAATGATATTCGCTAACCAAGTGGAACTAACTTGTCTCGAAACGATAAATAGACTCAATATGTCTTGTGGGTCATTGAATGATGTTGTAGGTATTTTATTTATATTATACCCATAGAAGTCTGCATTCAATGTAACCTCCTGTGTGAAAGCATCTCTTGGCCCCATATCCATAATTGTTGTAGGGAATAAGATTTCCTTTTCGTTTCTTGTTCTTCCTCCTGTTCTTTGTTTACCAACGAAGTTAGAACCTGTGAATGGAGATGATCGGTAATAGAAATTATTAGTTTGATTATGTAATAACACAACGTCATTACAATATTCATTGTAAGGACCGTTAGGGTCAACAGGATCAGTTGGTGGTTTGTAGAATCTTAAATTTCTAAATGGAAAATGATACAATACTCCATTAACCCAATTATTGATAAAGGTATGTCCAAAGACACCCCTACAAGCAGCAAAATTTATTCTTGTCCTGGCCTTGAATTCCCCAAGTTGTTTGAAATCATTCGGAAGAGACAAGATAACCTTACTAACAAAAACATAACAACCGCCTTTAATTACTGTTTTCTTGTAACAATTATCTGTTTTTGGATAAACACCAAAACTTTCAGAATCACCAGAATAACATTTTAACGGTACCAGTCCTTGACAACTGAAAGTACTTGCAAATTGTTCTTCGTATTCACTCAATTCCTCAGCCGCGTCGTTTATCAAAAATGATGATCCTTCAGTATCGTAAGACTCTACCACACCTTCGTCAGATATGAAATAAAATGCAAAATTTGTATTTTGATGTAATAGGTACGTATTATTCAGATATCCTGATCTTGATGTGGATGTTGGAAGTCTGTCCGTTCTCATCACAATTTTTTGAGTATTTGCCTGAACGTTCATCGTTGTGGCAGTTGAATATGCTGGTGAGAAATAAACGTATCTATCATATCTCAGGGATGCTAAACCTTCTTCCAAGCTTCCTCCGACAGAAGCAAAGAAATATGATCCTCCCTCTACGTATTCATCATTCCAATAACCATTCATCTTTTTACCTTGTGACCATGGCTGCCTACTATAGTAAGATCCAAAAACTACCCAATATGGATTCCAATCTGGTACACCCAACGTTCTATAATTCGGTTGCAAACTTACTATTGGATAGACAGACATTCCGAAAATATTGACCGATGTGTTAGCCTTCACATACGCCCCATTACTTCCTGTGTTAATATCAATTTTTGAAGGACTCAGAATAGAATATGTGTTAGTTGGAGATACCTGAAAACCATTGTTACCAACTTTAGTCGAATCCAAAGAAGAATAGTTTGTATGCATGTTCGTGCTGTAACCCGAATAATTTGATCCTGTATCAAAAATGTATGAATCAAAGAAAATAGGGTTACTTTCATTCGAGGAATATTGGTCGTGTCTTGGTAAAACAAGCCCAGTCTGTATAGGAATATTCAATTTATATTTCGATGTTACTTGTACGGTTCCATAGGGTTGTCCACATATTCTTGATATATCTACGGTAGTTGTTTGTCTTGTACTATTAGGATCAACCCCTCTTTGTAAAATGACAACCATAACCTCTTTGTTGTCAGGTATATCAAAATATGGCCTTGTTACATTATTTGGTAACCACGTTTTGGCCCCTTGCCCTAAACCAAAAAATCCTGTTCTAACATGATGTTCCTCCCATGTATACATTGCACCTCCAATATATCTTTCATTGAGACTTCTCTGACCCGAATAAAGTGAGGGGTTTAAAGACGCAAAATTTTGATATGTCATTGCTGTTATGACCTGAAAATACTCACAGTCGGATTTGGCCTTGACATACATCAAGTATTTCGGTTGTGAACACGTTGCTGTTGTTATAGTAACACCTTCATACGGGAATAAATCATTAACACAAATTGATCCAGGTGTCGGGGTATTTCCAGAATGATAAACACCATTACAATCTGTATATTGCCAAAATTCACCATCGGAAACAGTAGATACGCTACCTACCCAACAATTTTGAATTGTGTCTGCACTTTGGTTAACTATGTATTGTTGATTCAATAATTGGTCTGGAAAATCAGGGTTCGCGTAATTAACTGTTATTGATCTTAGATTTTTAGCGTATCCCGTTGATGAGCTAAATCCTGAGAAATTCGTTGCGGCTTGACTCGTGTTAGGATCTAATGAATTGAATGGGTTTTGAAAGGTCATCATCCTACCTGTTACAAACTCTTCGGCAGAAGCGGGATCACACAGTATCGTGATTGTATTGTCATAATGGTACAAGCCTGAGTTTGCGCTTATGTCAGAAGCAACATAAGTCCTCACTTGATTCCAACCACCTGTATAGTTGAAATAATTGGCTTTCATATTGAATAGATTCAATCTTTCTGAGAGTGTCAAATCCATAGAGGCGACAGGTCGATTACTTTGATCTCCAACAGGCATCCATATAGTCGCTGGAGTTCTCTGTCCTACAATACCTTGGTTGTTTCCCGCAATTATTCTTTGTAGGTTTTGTTGTTGTGCCGCCATAGGGTTTTCAACTGTCTGTATTCTACAAGCATTTCCCTGATCTTCAGCACTGAAAAATGTTGTTGAATAATATTTGAACCATGGATCATCTTGACAATATTGTTCATCAAACATATTTCCATATGAAACAGGATTTGGTGAATCAACCAAGAGAGTAAGAGAGGTTGTTTTTAATGATTCTTGAATAAATGCCGTAGTACTCACATTTTCCTCAGGACTTTCTTCAGTACAACTACATAACTCACAGTCAGGATATATTATCGTAGGTAATGAAATGTTCTTGAATGGATTACCCAACGAGTTGAATATATCTCTGAAAGATGGCGGTTTTGGACAGTTTATATTAACAAATGGTATTGCATCAACTATTTTACAGAGAATATAAACAAACGTCGCTATAGTACCGTATACAAAAGTGATTAATATCTTTAGGATCGGCCATAGGAATGCCAAAATATGAACCACCACCATTAATGGTACTAATAAGAGGGTTATAAAAGAAAAGAAAAAATTAAAAATGATAAAAATCAAATCGAAGTTTTTCACTCCATCGTTAGTTGGAAATCTATTATTGGTCGAATCACAAGTTGAATCTAATATTTCTTTGATACCAAGAAACCTTCCTCGGTTGGCGCCATTATGATAACCATCTATGAATTGTGATACAGTATAAACTTTATTATACCCGAATTGATAAAATGTGTCCTCGCAATTTATTGCGGTTTGTGGACTAGCATAGTCATTCCAATCTAATGAGAATGAGTATGATTTCTGAAACTGTTGCCATTGTGTTACCGCACTATAATTTGGTGTATAAATCGGGCTCTTTGGATCTGAAAAATCCGCAGGATCGATAGCCGAACTTGTCCATCCATATTCTCTGATATTAGGTACTAAATAATAAGCCCTCTTCACCTGTTTACCTAGATCATCTTCTTGTTCCCACTTGATTTTGAATCTATATTTTCCTTTCGTTGGTATACCTACATTGGGATCTAATGATATTGTTTTTTCTCCGAACTCATTCGTTACAATATAATCCAAATTCATAGGTACATCTACAAGGAATGTTCCGTCCCCATCAATTACCTTAGCCCCGCCATCAAACTCATAAACTTCCAAACCTGGTCGTCCGTTAGAATCCTGGCCAACAGTCTGACGAATACATAATATTTCACCAGGACCAGATACCAAATCACATAGATTACCTGCCTCAGTCGAAGGTCTACAATTTTTTCTCAGAACTCTTCTGTCACTCGCAGAAATTACTGAACCCATGAAAACAGCTGTTGGTTGGATATCGATATTTGCTTGTTCTCTTAAATCAAAGTCTACTCTATTGATGGCTATCTGACAAACTTCAGGTTGTCCCCAAAGTGGTGAAACGTCTATGTTGGCTTGTAATGATATAATCTGTGGAAGGGATGCTAAGTTAGGTGAAGAAGCAAATTGATTCCCGTTGAGTTGGGTTTCGTTTGCGATTCCCATTCTTATAAGATCCTGTGGTGTAAGACTGAATTCTCCTATGTCTGACAAGTCACAATCCATGAATACGGTCTGATTACCTAATGGTACCCCCATAATCATATAATCCCCACTCTCGTTTGTTCTGACAGTATACTTGTAATACTTGTCATAAATTTGCATTACTGTTGGATTGGTAAGGACATCGGTTCTCGAAGGAAAAGTTCCCGTAGGAATGTGTGTTGAATATGATTTTTCATATGGAAGAAGATTGTATCTATAACCATCCTCGTTCTTCTCGTTTGTTGATTTGTATGGATATATCGATGATACGATGTCGTTATTTCTATCTTCTTCTTGGATTGGGACGAATACAGATACTTTCACGTTCGGAACACCATATCCTCCGTTTGCAACCACACGTCCAACCACAACACCATAATCAGCACAATTTCTTGTATAGATGTCCTCACTTTGTATCTTCATCGAGAGGATCTCTAAAAAATCGAACTCTTGATCAATCTGAACATTTAACGTTTGATCTTCTCCGATTTGAGTTTTAATTCTATAAGAATTGGCCATTCAGTGACTTTTTTGATAAATAGTTTAACCCCCATTTTCTAAGGAAATGGCGTACATTGTAATGATAATCTACTTGAACCGATAATAAACTTAAGAGAACTGAACGTTTTGGAAGTTCTTCACTTTCACTCTGATATCTTTGTTTGGATATCTTATTTGATACACCTGATTTGGTTGTGCAAATATGGTATCATCTACAGGTCTTATCTGTCTTGTAACATCGTTTGAATATGCCATTGAAGTTTGGAACCCTGAATATTGTCCTCCTACCTCATTGAATACATCGATGGCTGTTACGGTTATAACACCGTTCTCATCTTGAATCAAACTGTTCAATTGTGAGATGTATATGTTTTGACCTAAGTTTCTGATCTGCGGATCTAAGAAAGTAGAAACCTTATTAATGATATTAGTAATAACTTGTCCTTGGTTTTGTGTGGCATCTAAGACAACCGAAATATCTAAACTTAAATCGATAACTTCCGCAGTTTCAATAGAAATGTAGTCGTTCATCATTCTATAGTTTGATAGATAGTTTGCCAAGTTTTGTTTCAAGGTGTTCGAAACAATAGAAGTCAATTTACCTGTAGTGTCGTATGATAATATCTGAACGTTGATTTTGTTGTTGTTCTCCGTGATTGCAACTTTTGCAGGTGCTCCGAATTGAGAAGGCATCTTTCTTATCAAAGCTTCATAATCATTAACAGTTACCGCTCTGTTCTGTGAGGAAAAGTTGAATGCTACGTAGTTTCTTGTTTCTTCTACTGAAGGTTGTCCCGCTCCACCGATTGCAGCTGTAACGTTATTACATCTAAGTGAACTTGTTACTTGTTGGTTAATATTATCTGAAGGTCCGTTCACAAAGAAACTTACGGTTCCAACCTGATTGATAACGTTTGTACCTAAGTTTGTAGATAAACCACCACCTGTTCTATATTGAACAAACAATGTTGTGTTCGCTCTCAAAGCAGAACCTAAAGACATATTGTTTTGATACAGTTGTAGATTCAATGGAACTCCTAAAGTTGTGAATTGATTCAAAGCGTCTTGTGATGTATTTGTACCACCACCAAAAGTCATCTTGAGAAATCCTTCAGGTGTATATTCTGTAATGAATCTATCGTTTGTTTGGATGTACTTACCAACTTTGATTCCAGGCTGATCAGACACTTTGGTAGGATCTTCAACAAAAATTCTGTCCTCAGCTAAAGCATCCACTTCGTACCACCTATTGTCTACCCCTAAAAACTCATTAACTGTTGGTACTGTTGTATAACTTGTACCATCTTTCAGAAGTACACTTGTAACTCCAAGAACATTTTTTTCAGGTAGGAATAACTCCAAGAATGGTCTTACATCGGCTGGTCCAATAACTCTTTTGAATACTTTGGTGATACCGTTAACAACGACCTCTCTTTTAGTAATTGTATAGTTAACAATTCTATTACTTGAGTCGAAATTTGGAATCTTAAGTCTGTTTGGAAATCCTTGTGAATTATATGGTGAAGCAAAATCAATATCTTCAACATTCTCAAAAACTTGTCCTGCACCTACAACTTGAGATCCTCTTCTGAGTTGTCCCAAATATCTTTCATCTTCTTTGTCTCCAAATGCTGGAACTGTGATAGAAAAATCTACAAGAGCAACAGATGGTCTTTGTCCCGGTATTTTCAGACCATAAGTTCTGGCGATATTATAAATTGAAGACCTCTGTTGTGCATATTGTAATACGGTCTCTTGTATACTTCTATCAATGTGATAGTGTAAGTTGTCGGCTACGGCTGCGTTCAAATCTAAGAATACTGAAAATACAGAAGCGTCATTGAAGTTCTGTATAAGTTCAGGGTAATAAGTTCGAACATATTGTATGAGTTCTTCCCTTATACCTTCAAAGTCTCTGGTTGTATATGAAATTTTACGATTAGCCATTTATCTTAAATATTGATGATTACAAAATCACTGGTCGCAAAAGTCGAATCTTGGATTGAGTACTCTATTTTTATTTTCGCAGTATATTCTGCAGTTCCTTTACCAGGGTATCTGTAAATTTGAGATGTCTGAGAGTTTACCTCCAATTGATCGGGTGACTCCTCTTTCGGATCTAATGGTTCGATTGTAATTCTATTAAGCAACAAGTTTGGAATATACTTTTCAACATTCGCCCTTATGTCTGATTCAATCGCATCAAAAGTCAAACCATCCATAGGTTCGAAAATGTATTCATACAACCTCGTTCCAAAGTCAGGTAGAAAATATCTTGCCCCTTTTCTCGTCAATAGAAGATTAATAAGATCCGCTCTTATTTCTTGATTTGCAGTATTAGTCAAATCTAAGTAGTCACCTCTAACTGAATCACGAAAAGGAAAATTTATACCATATGTAGTACCGTCTCCCATATAGTGATAAATATACTTGGATTATTTTTCAATTAAAGTAATAGTACCCCTTACGTGTTTAGGTTCATAGGGACAATGTCTACATCCTGATCCACAACAAAATCCTCTCCTTGCATGCCACTCTTCCGTAAAAACTTTCTTATCACCTTCCATATAAAAGTCAGAAGGGAGAAGTTGTTTCTTCTCCCCCTGACTGGTGTTCTTTATTTCTTTGGACATTATGCCATTACTATTTCACAAGCACCTCCCGCACAAGCAACTTCGCCTGATAGGTCTGTGTTATCGTCAGCCTCAACAATCTTTGAGAGGTCAACGTCTTTGAGAGTTTCCATCAACTCTTCATATTTTTCTTTAGTACAATCTTCGAATGGAGCTTGAATGTATGTTCCACCATCGTAAGGTAAAACAGAAAGACCATTATAGTGTTCTCTGTTTTCCCACATCCACTCACCTACCGCTGGCCACTCGTGTTCTCTGATTGAGATTGTTGCTGATACGTTGTGAGTATTGCTTCCTGTTCTGTGTCCACCTTTAACCCATTCAAGATGTACCTTCTTAACTCTTTCCAATAATTGAATTGGTGATTCGTTTCTTAGGATTGATCCTTCAGGTGCTTTTTGAGGGATTCCGATTACCGCAGTGTCGTGTGGTCTGAAATATTCATCCTCAATTAATTCAGGATGGTTATTCTTTAGGTGAGTATAAATTGCTTCATTCTTACCTACTCTCACTCTTCTGATGTAGTAGTCGTTGTGCCATGCGTGGATTCCTGATGATGTACCCAATGTAAGTGAAGTTGTACCTGCTGGTTTTACAGTTGTACATCTTGCCGCTTTATTGATACCAAGAATAGTTGCAACTCTTTCGTTCTCTTCTTTAACAACTTTAGCCGCCGCTTTCATATTCAAACCAAGAACCGCACCTGATCCGATACCTGTCATTGAGATACCAACAAGAGCATCTTTCTCTGTTGTTCTTTGCCAAATTGGTCTTA